TTAGCAGCAACTGGAAAGACAGCATCGCTTATACTTCTTCCCAGACCCGCAAGGGCATGGCTCGTTTCGATTAATTTTCGGGTCAGTTTTAGAATTTCTAATAGCTTTGATTTCCGCTTCTTGTTGTTTCTTAGTCAAATGGCTATACTTTACATCTTGGGCACATTTTATCATTTCGATTTGGTGTACAACTTCCTGAGTTTTGAAGTATACCAAATCTTCTACATTAGGTAAGTTGTTTGGGTCTATAATCTCAACTTCGGACATATCAACATCAGAACCAGCAGCTGCTAACAAGCGTTGTATGCTAGCTGGGTCATTTGCGCCCACGATACCTATTGTCTTTTTCTTTACTTCTTGCATTTTGATAGTTTTTTAGTTTCAATCCCGCAGCCATCACACACCGCCAGCCGTTAAAGGTAAAAACACCCCAACATAGCCTCATACTCGCCCCAATACACTATATCCGTCGAATCGCATTCGGGGCAATGAGTATCATAATCGTCGCAACCGCACTGCGGGCAATTTTCATTTTGTTCTGTTGGGTCATATCGGCATCCACAGCTGACGCAACTATCCTTACCGATGTCGCATCCTTCGTAACCACAGTCAAGACACTTTCTTTTGCAGAGGTCTTCGTTGGTAAGATTTTTTTTCGTTTGTGTTGTTTCCATGTTGTTCTATTGTTATCAGTTAATTATATGCGCGAATCTAAGAACATAACACACGCCCTGTCATTCATTTTTATTTTTGCATGACCATATGCCGTGCGCCTGCTATAACGCTTACGGCAGTAATACATCTTACCATAAGTGTGTTTGTAACTATACATACAGTGACGACAGCGCATTATCTTGAGTGGCAATTTGAAGGTCATTGATACAGATTGTACTTCGTCCAATACAACGCCGTTGTGGCTTACCTCAACGTCGTTCCAGATTACTTCTTGTTTTGGCTTCATATCGTTCATTTGTCGTGTATGGTTGTTGGGCTAAGCTCTACCATGTAATCAATAGTTTCTGCGCACTCTTCCTTGGTGCGCCAACATGCACCGTTTGGCGTTTTCCAGCCGCCGGATTTGGTATACCAGGCTACATACCAGTAGCCATTTTTATACATCGGTCGCAGGATGGTTTTCCCCTGTAATTGTGCCTCGTTTCGTTCTTCTTTTGTCATCTTAGTAACGTTTAAAACCCCGTAAAAAGTCCATTAACTCCGTATCCTTCGACTGGCGTATAACCACATCGGTAATGTATCCGTGCTTGCGCTGTAGCTTATCATTGAGCCGTATCTTGGCATGCAACAGGCTGTAACAGTTCGAGACCCGGTAAGTTCCGGCAAGCCTCTCTCCATTGCGGAGAGTGAGGCTGTAATCAAGTACGTAGGTGTTCATGGCCGCGCAATATAATGGTGTTTAATGTCCTTACTTGTGTAATACCGTTGCACCTGTGCCAGTGCTGCCGCATAACTGTCATAGACTTCGGGCATTGCCTGTGGTGTTGTCCCAAGTTCCCACGCTGCACCCCAAGGGTTGCACAAGTACCAGTCGTAGCTGCGGAACTTGAAAAACAGGAAGCGCCGTTCGTCATACCAATATATCTCAATGTGGAATCGTCCACGGCACTCCGCAATTCGGTAGTCTCCTTGTTGCATAATCAGAAGGGTAAGTCGTTATCGTTACTCTCCTGCATGGCGAGCCATTCGTTGTATTCGCTCAATAGACTTACAAGGTCGCTGGTGGAATCAATCCCGAACAGGAAGCCGTTGGCGGTTAAGTCGAATGTACATAGCGGGTAATGTTGCGCCAACTCAATGGCTTCGCGTAGTGCCTGTATTGGTGTTGAGCCTTCACTCTTAAGCAGCTCAATGTGTTGTTCTGGTGCTAGGGTTGTATGTTTCATTGTTTTTTGTTTTGCGGTTTAACAATATTTAATTCAACCAAATCAATAAATTGCGCCTTCTCATATCTCAAGGCCGTTGGTTGCTGATAGAAGGGTTCGAATTCCGGTCGTTGCACAGCCACCTGTACAAGGATGTCGTAACCGCCCAGAAGGCGGGGCTTAACTGTCCACTTGCCTGTTAATCGACGCATAACTTAACTTATAAGTTGATTAATCAATCCATACACATACTTGCTGGCCAATACGCCTGTCAAGCCTCCCAACATGGCTCCGGTACTGTATGCCAACCTATCCGACATGCTGCCAACGCTTATACGCTTAACGTTCAACGTCCACAGGTAGCTTATCCCGAAGCTGGCTACGGCTATGCCAACCCACGCCAATTGGGCAACGAAAAAGGTGTTGGCGCTTACCAGGGCAACCTGAAAAAAGGCGGTTAGGAATAGCCTACGCATGGTCAACCTCCTTGGTGTATATGTTGGTGTAATTGAGGTCGTCGATGCTATTGACTATCTGCCACAATTCCCGGTAATCGGCGCGGTATTGCTGATTGCTGAGCATATAACTCTCGTGAGCCTTGGCCGAGTGTATTACGGTGCTGTGGTCAAGGCGGAACAATTTCCCAAGTTGGTCTAATGTTTTGTACGCCTTCGCCATCCGTATGATGTGCATGGCCATATAACGGGCAAGCGTCAAATCGCCTGCTCTGCTTCGTCGGTGCGTTTGCACCACCTCGTCATAATCGAGGTGGTACTTATCGCATACTGCTTTAATTATCTGCTGTGCTGTCATAGTTTATTGCTCCTTTTCAAGTTGTTTTATCTCGCTTGGGACGCTGGTGTTAATATATACCAGATAGCTCTTATAGCTTATCGGATAGACCTTAACAATGTGGTTACGGTATATCCACGAGTAGGTTGTTAACCCCTCTATCCAGTGCGCCTGTGTAAGCTTCTGTATCTTCCATATTAGCATCAGCTTGTTGGTGTGGTTATATCCCATGGGTGCGATTGTTAGTGAGTTAGATATCTGAGTACTTAAGTGCCACGCGACGCATTCCGTCGCCTTCGTCAACCTCTACATAATAGAGTCGATTGCCCGGCTCGCTCCGTATGGCCTTGTCGAACAGGTCAACCGCCTCAACAAATAGTTCGTAACCCTCGAACTTAATGCGCTCTGCCGTTGCCTTATGGCTGCGTATCTCGTTAACGCTGGTCTGGTCAACACCGCCGTTGCTCTTATACAACAACGAGTTCACTATTTCGCGAAGGAAGGAGAACTTCTTACTCTGAACCTCGTCTTTGTCGAAGACCGAGAAGAACTCCTCGAATTTCTCCTTAATCATGGATACATAGGACTTATCGAATACCAACTTCCGTGTTGTCTTAATGTCCACCTTCACCGACTTGTCGAATGCCCCGAATGTAATGGATTCGGCAGTAATATCGCGCTTGAATTCCTTAATCTTAGCATCCTTCAGCTTAGCTTCAAATACCTCTTGTTGTGCCACATCAACCGCCTTGTTGAGTTCTACTAGTGCCTTCTCGGCTCTTAGTGCCAGCGCAGCAATTCGCTGTGCGTGTTTTTCTTCCACCTGCAATACAGGGTTGATTGACCACTTGGGCACTTCCCTGCCCGTTACGTCTGTCCAATTCTTACCGTTTTGTTTCATTTTTCGTGTTGTTAATTGTTAATTGTTCGTATGTCCGTTGCAAGCTTCCCAACTTGCGAAGCAATGCCTCGGTGTCGTTCTTAACCGACATGTAGGTGGTTCGCATCTGGTTGGTCTTGTCGTTCAACCACGCCTCGCGCTTAACTATCAGTTGGCTTACGGCGTCCATCTCTAACTTAAGTTGTTCGGGTGTCTGTACCCGTTCGGTTAACTTGCTCATCGTCGTGACCTCCCTTGGTTAAGTTCCTGTTGTATTGCATCCATGTTGTCGCGTATGTACTCAATTACCGGCCAATTCTGTTCGTAGTACCACATCAGATAGCTTGCTGGCACATTAGCCATCTCCTTGCCTTCGTGCTTGCCAAATGGCATGCGGCTGTAGTCTGTTAAGACGTTAGTTTTCGGGGTTGATGCCATGACCCATTGTTCTTAAGTGGTTCTGCAATTCGTGGAGCTTCTCTTGCATGTTCGTCCGCAATTGGCGGGTGTTGGTCAACACATCGGCATAAGTGCCGCGTTGTTGGTTGTTCTTGTCATTGAGCCATTGCAGCTTATATTCGTACATTCGGAACATTCGGCTGAGCTCTAGGAATAGATGCCTTGCGCTAACGGTGGCTGTGGTTGTTGCTGTTGTTGTCATAGTTAATTGAGTTGTGTTAGGTTACGTTCGTCCTCTTTTTTGTCTCTCTGCTTATCTAGTATACTTTCAAGCTTGGGTATTAAGTTCTGCATCTCCTCAATGCTAAGTTCGTAGAGCCTTTTGCCGCAGATACGTGGCTGTTCCAGGAACTTGTTAACATGTACCCAGCTTGTGGTGTCAATGCCATAGCGTTGCAGTCGCAACAGGATAGAGCTTCTTAGGCGCTTGGTCTCCATGGCAAGCGTAGCCTTGTTGGCTTGCTTGGTCGCAATCAGCTCGCGGCTGATGGCGTCACACATGGCATAATACCCTGCCTTATCCATCTCGAAGAAATCCTTCAGGCTGGTAGTACGCAGGTTGCTGTACTGCCACACAAGTTGTTCCTTCAGTTCCCGCTTGTCGCGACATTGTATGTTGCTAATCAGCGAAAAGAATCGGTCGAATTTTCCGGTGCGTGTCATGCTTAGTCCTCCTTATTATTAATGCCAGTGCCCCAGTAGAGCATGGACTTCGATTCGTCAATGGTCATTATGCCGCCCGGGCATCTGCCCTGGATGTAACATGTTAACCCCTTAACTTGTATAATTATCTTGGCAAGCTTACGCGCCATCTTGGCCGCTGCCGTGAATGGCTCGTTGCGCTCTTCGTGGGCAACGCAAACGAATAACTTATCCGGGAAGCGTTGCTTCAGTTCGTTCAGTGCTTTGCCCTTCAATTCGTCGCTGTATATGGTAAGATTGTCCAGGAAGATAACCTTAGGGCTGCGTCGCTTGCTTAGGCGCTCAATAAGTTCGCTTATGGGTTCATATTCTATAACGTTAAGCATCTTGTTATCAACGCCTATGCCCACGCGCAGGAGGGTCTGTTGGAATGCGTACTCAATACCTTCCTCGGCACTTACATACAGCACCCTGTCGAAGGCACTCAGGACGTCCGATAACTTAAGCGACATCCACGTCTTGCCGTTCTTATCCTTGCCGTAGATAAGCCATATACCAGAGAATTCCGGCTGTCCGAACGCCTTGCCCCACTCTCCGCCCAGGGCGATAGTCTCATGCTTCTTATCAAGCACGTTTCGGATGGTCATTGCGCGGCTCATGTTAGCTTCTGGTGTTAAGTATCAATAGGGATTCGGCACGTCTTAGACCTCCAATGTTACCGCTCTCGTCGGTTACAAGGCAACGCTTCACAATTCCGTTCAATGCGCTGTTATCGTCCATGTTGGCACTAAGAACATCGCTTATAAGCTTACGGTAGAATATCTCCCTGTTTTCCTTGCCAACAGGAACGATAGAGGTGTATTTCTCGGATAATCGGGAGAACATCTCACGATACCCAACCTTGCGGCTGTTGATTCCGCGTTCAATCTTCCGTCGCAATCCATCGGCACCCATCAGATACCAAGCGCAGGCGTTCTCAGTGCCGTTCCATAGTTCCTTCAAGTCCATGAATGCACCATAATCAAGGTCTCCGGCTTCGTCAACTATCACTATCGGACAGGTAAGTGTCTTCAGATAATACTTGATGTTCGACTTGATGGTGTCGTACGTGTCAGTAGTGTCAATACCAATGGCGCGGGCGATGTTCTTAATGAATAACCGCTTGGTCTTGCCCTGGCTTGCATCAACGTAGAAGCAATTCTGTAATTTGCGGCTCAGATACTTAGCTGTGAAGGTCTTGCCAATGCCGCAATCGTCCACGCAGATACGGCTTTTGCTGTATTGTTGGCAGAACAGGATATCCTCCTCAATGGTCTCGAATACGTCGGTGCGGGCAACGTTCCATTTGCGTTCGTTGATGCTTATTCCAAGCTCTCTACCCATGGTTAACCACTGAGTTTCCTTGAGCATATTGTCTATCTCGCCTCCCTTGATGCGGCTATACACGGCAGGGCTAATTGCCCACTGCTTGGCGAACATGCCATCGGTGCCGGTGAAGTTCTTGCGCAGGCGCATAAGCTCTGCTGCTACTTGTTGTTTGAATTGTTGACTTAGTTGTATCATAGTTGTGTTTATTAGGTGGTTATTAGAATCTGTCTCTTATATCACGTTTATATGGCCTTTCGACCTCATTTAATTCGTCTATTTCTTCTATCTGTGGCATAACCCGCACGCCGTTGATGGTCTCGCCTTCGAATTCAACCTCATTATCCTGGTCAGTCTCTTCAACTGGCTTTCGTGGCCCACGAATCGAGAACTTAACCTTAGGTTCCGGGCGTTGCTCAGTGCCGTTAATAATGGTAACCCTCTCAATGGCGTGACGTTGTCTCCTGCCGAATGCCTCAATAGTGGCTACATAGCTCGACATTACTTCGCGTTTTTCTGAATCTTCGGGTGTCTGCTCTGCGCGGGCACGGTTATAGCGTGGCTTGGGCATCAGTTGGCATATCATGCGGTCGCCATCCTTCAGGTAAGCGTATGCCACGAACACATTGCCGTCGTTGTCGTCCAACCAATACACATCTAAGGCTCTGCCCTCGGCCAAGGTCATAATATCAACCAACTTCTCACCAAGGGCTATCTCGCCATTGTCGGCCAGCAAGAATTCAGAATTCTGTAGGCGAACGATACCGGCATTGCAGGAGGTCTCGGTCTTAATACCAAGGGTCTTGATGAATGTCTTATAATTGGTTGGCTTATTGTTGGGGTTTTGGTTGTTCAGGAAGTATTCCCAGCGGGTTAGCTCCGGCTGCTTGCTGTGTGGTGTGTTGTTCCATGCCTCAATGTCTCCAAGGCATTGGTCTATCAGTTGGTCATAAGGAATCTGGATCTTATCGTTTGGTCCCGACTGGTTACTCTCGCTTATTGCCATTGGGCGGGCGAGCCAACCTTCGTGTTTCTTCTCGTAACCGTATCTTAATTGCTTGTAATAAGCCTCAATTCGCTTACCACGGGCGTTATTGGCTTCAATTCTCACGTATTCGAACATACTGCCTTCGCTCAGGAAAGTGTTCTTGTACGAGCTGTTAAGCGAGCTCTCCGCTTCAATCTCTGCCGGTAGTGGTAGTCCCCACTCGTGGAAGTTCCTGACCAACTGGCGGTAGAATTCCAATATAATGCCTTCCTTCGAGCGTCCATAGACCCAACACACGAATGCCTCGCTTGCCAGGTCAATGGCGTTGTAGAACCACATGCGTTGTCCTTTGGCGTATTCGAATGGCGGTTGACGGTCATCGACCGATATTATTGACCCTGACAGTGTTGGTTGCTCCAACGAGTGATGTGGCTTGTAGTTGCCCATATACACCTGACGGTTGCCGCTTCTTATGGCGTGGGTAGCTATCCGGCTATCCCATGCACTCAGATAGTTGTATATGGTTGACTTCGACAGCGAGCGGAACATCTTAGGTTCGTATATCTCGCCAGTTTCGTTGTTAATAACCTCAACGTAACCACTCAGGAACGATTCGTATTGACGGACAACCTCAGCATAGGTAGGCTTATAGGCTGGTTCCGAGAAGATACTATTCAGCAACGCCGTTACATTGTCAGTCTTCAACGACCGGTTCTGGTTACCAACCTTCTGGCTGATAAGCGCAATGTAACTCTCCTTGCGGAACTTATGGTATATCTCGTAGAATCGTCGTGCATCGCCCTTCATGCCGGGAAGCGTATGTTGGGTATCATACTTACGCTTCAACAAGTCGTTGAATGACCGCACGTCATCGGCAATTGTCCGCATAATATCGCCCAACTTACCCATCTTACTAAGGCGTTCCTGTTCGCGGGCATCGCGCAGCAGATAACTGGCCTGCAACACCGATGCGTTGGTAATGTACTTCTCTTGCAGCTCGTCGCTCAGATATAGACCATTATTATATCGGTATTCGGTGTAGAACTCCACTGCCCTGCTGTCAACGCTATAGAAGTGCTCCAATGGATGCTCCATAACCCTCGGGTCCTTAATTGATTCGCGCATCTCACGGGGCAGCGTGTCGTAATCGACCAGCAACTGCCTTCCGTGACCGCCGTTGGTAATGCGCTTAATGCCATATCCACGCTGCTCCGAGCGTTGCAACGCCTTCTTAAGGGCATCGTAACTACTATAATGCGACGGAACCAGTTCGTCAAGTGTTACGGCAACCTTATCAAGGAATAGATGTGGCATAGTTGTGTACATAGTGCGTGTTACTCTTTAACTGCTTCCGAAAGTTGGGCGGCAACTCTGCGAATTTTTTCGGCTAATTCTGTGTTTCTGCCCTCATACTTGCCAAGGTCGTTGTATATTACACGACGGGCGTATATAATAGAGCAGTCGCATCTCTTCGCAACCATCGCGACGAATCCCGGGAATACGCTTCTTCTGTAATTTCTTGCTTTTTGGGTTTCCATAGTTGTATATTTGTGTATTCTTAATAATGCAAATATAGACGAGATATCTCGTTCACGCAAGAAAAAAAGCATAAAAAATGCAAGAAAAATCACAAATAAAAACGAAAATTTTGCAATATCTTGATTTTAAGAAGATATCAAAATATAAATTTTATCAGGAAACTGGCATAACTCGGGGTATTTTAGACCAGAATAATGGCATTACGGAAGATAACTTGCTTAAATTTGTTCAATTCGCGCAAGATATATCGCTGTATTGGCTTATTAATGGTACCGGTCCCATGCTCACAGACGCAAACTTCCAACCTATTATCAAGCCGCCAATCCAATCTGGCAACTCAGGAGAATCAATTCTATTACAGCTAATAAGAGAAAAAGACGCCAGAATAGAGGAACTCAACCGCATAATTGGCCGCCAATCGGTGCGCCAATACCCTATTGACAGCGAAGATTCCACCAACATAGCGGCAGAACGGTAA